AGATTATAAATAGCCTGGATAATATCTTCATCTTTAGGTGAACCTGAATCTAGATGGAACTCTATATTCATATTGACTTCTAATTCATAAAGAACATCGCCAGCCCAATCGGGATACTTTTCAATATCAACATAATCAGGACAAATATCAGCCCAAAAGTCAAGACTTTCAATATTATCAAGACCCAACATTGTTTGATATGAATCTTCATCAGCAACTGGATAGTCATCTAATTTGTCTAACCATTCCATTGCTAAATAGAATGAAGATGAAATAATCTTTTTATCATCATCATCATAAACACGACAAACCAATCTATCAACATTACCAACAGCCCAATGAGCATAATTTTCAATTCTATAATCATCAGGGAAGATATCCATCAACTCTTCAGTAATATATTTAAAATTTGACTTTGCTAATACATCAGAGTCTCTGTTCTGATCAATATTAGTAAAGCCCCAAGTTTTAAACATATCATCAGAACCCCAATAACCAAAATCATCAGGTCTTGTAGTTGCTTGTTTGGCATATTTTTCTATGTTTTTGACATATCCGCTTTCGCCAAATTTACTCATTTGACCTGCAAATCTTTTGCTTTGTCCATAAGTTCAATGATTGCTGTAGCCATAGTTCCACGAGCATCACCATAATCATATACAGGTGAATCAATATCGTCACTAAACAAAATTGAACTACCAACTTGATTATGAATATTTGCTGAACTAAGAAGACGAACTCTTCTTTTTTCAGGGTGTTGAGATGGTGCTAAATCACTATATTCATCATCTTTACCAGTAGGGGCAGCCCAACCGTTAGTTGCAAAAGATATCATATCGTAGTCATTAATTTGATTTAGTAGATCATCATTATCGGTATCAAGCATATCGTAAATATCAGAACTGCTATCAATCTTTTCAATTTGAACATTTAATTCCTTGTCAATGAGAACGCCAAATGCTTCACAATGCTTTGAATCAAATGAGTAATTAATTTTATTATGAATATTTTCCACTACTGTTACAAATTGCTTCTCTGATAGTTTTTTCATTTTGTTTCTCCATTTTCGTTTTGGTTGTTAAGTATGTTTTTGATTGCTTTTTCGTATTTCTTATCTGTTAGCAGATGACCTTGTAATAGCATTTTTGTAGTGAATAGCCAACTGTCACCCCAGTTCTTTGCATTTCTATAATGTTGAAACACTATGTTGTTCATGATTTATCCTTTTCGGTTTGTAGTTTGTTTTTAATTTCTTCCTTAGCTTCTTCATCCCAATACATTGGGAGATTGTGTTCAATATCAATTGCACAATTATATTCAAATTCATTAGCTGTATCAAAATAAATAACAACTTCGGCATAAGTACCGAAGTCGTGATTAAATCTTTTAGCAGCAAATTTTAATGAATCTGAATTCTTTACATAAGGGAACATTCTTTCCAATTGATGAACATATGCATTCAATTCAATTCTGGATAACTTATCATAATTATCAGAACCTAATTGAGCACAATCTTCATCACTTGGTGATGATCCTATTTCCATATAATCAATACCCATTTTGTGTTTCCCCTATCTCTATGGCTTTCCATACTTCTTCTATATCTTTTTGAACCCAACCTTTATCCTTAGTCCAGTAATACTGAAACTCGGGTTCTTGTTTTATCCATTGGTATACTTTCATTAATTACCCAAGCCTTTCTGCTTCAAACAATTCAATATCAAGTTTAAACAATTCAATTTCTGCTTTAATGATTGATTCGTTTAATTGCTTCAATGTGCTAATGATCATTTGTTTTGATTTTTCATCAAGATCACTTAATTCCAATAATTCAAAATTATTCATAACTACTCTCCTTTCCTGTAATCATCAATATCTTCTTCAGGGTGAACAACTTTATTGTTAATTAAATTCCAAGACCAATCACAACAAAACAAATTATCTTTGCTTTTTGCTTCGTGTGTTGTTGGATGGCATTGTTTTAATTTTTTTGTTTTGTTATACATAGAAAACATTTTTACTACACAATCGTGACAAAGATACAATTCTATTTGTTCATCTTCATCAATAAACATTTGATCTACAAATTCAGCATATCCACCCATAAGTGAAATAGTAAGTCCACTGTCAATATTATTTAATATTCCTTTAGAAAAATCATTGACTATAACTATTTGTTCATCAACTGGAATACCATCTATTGTTTCCCAAAAAACTGGTTTTAATGGTATATTACAACCATCACACATATTCCAATCTTTCTTGTATACCGTTATTGTTGATCCATAATATTTACTCATTATAGTTCCTCCCATATCCTTTGATAGTGAAATACTTCATCATTATTCCTTACAAGATAAAGTGATATAACACTTTTACCCAATTTATTGTCATCAGTTCCAAGATATGGATATGACATTTGAATAGCATACTTGTATTTATTTTTAAAAGTATCAACTTTTAGATTCTGACCAACATAACTTGTTATATTGTAATCAGTTGATAGATACTCTTGCATTTTACCAATAAATACAAATTTGAATCTATTCTCTGGAATTGGTCTTGGAGTATAGCCATCATTATCTTCATGATTTTGCTTTAGCCAAAGTTTCTCAAGCAATAAAATATATTGCCCATCATCTGTTGATTTAAATAATTTTAAAATGTCCATATTTACCCCTTTCAAAAGGTATTTATTTTTTCTTTTTACCAAAGAACTTTTTTGATTGTGGAAACTCTCGTTCAATCATATTTAATTCTTCTTCCCAAGTATTCCAATCAGGATTCATATCTGTATCCAAAGCCCAATCATAAACTTCTTCTTTTTCATGATTATCATTCATTGTGTATCACCTTTCACTAGTAGTTGACATATCATTATTACTTTTTTTAACTTAAGACTATCTGGATTATTAATTGCTGCGTTACGCAAAAGCCAATTGTAATCCTTTAACCTAGAGAATGGAATATCCATTTGACTAGTTAACTTCTCTAGTTCATTTAATATTTGATTTCTATTTTCCATTTCTACCCCTTTCAATCTGATTGTTCTAATAGATCTGCTCTAACATTTAATGACTTTAACTCAGTTTTTTTAACCCAAAAATAATTACTTTTATGTAGTAGAGCAGGAGTATATATTCTCCTAAATGCTCTTTCTGATATATCCAAACCAATTTTTTGACAATCTTCATCTAAACAGTATTCATATCCTGCTTCAAATCTTTCGTCAATAAATATTGATTCACAATATATACACTCAGCCATTATAAAAACTCCAGTAATGCTGTTTCTAATTCAAGAATTTTAGATTGCATTTTAACAATCATTGTTTGATTAAATTCAAGAACATCCATAATGCTATTTGTTCTATGATTCATTTCAATTGCCAATTCCAGTAGACTAATCTTATTCATAGGAATACAGCCGTGTTCTTTTGTATCAATTACCACTCCAGATTCAATTTTCATTTTATTCTCCTTTGTTGTTTTCTTGTAGACCAAATTTTTCAGCATTCATTAACCACTGAATACGGTACATTTCTTGCTCAATATCAAACAATGACTTGCCATTTGATTTTGTGTTTTTAATATTAGTTCCAGCGAACCTATCTTTATTTATTGTAATAACTTTTGAATTAGTTGGAACTAATACTTTATCAAATTCAAATATGATATCGTCTGGCTTATTTGGATTGTAATCAATATCAACAATCTTAAAAGCAATAGGACGATCATACTTTAATAAAGTAATTGTATCAAAATAGACTTCTTTACCAGCATCATAAATACCGATCCAGTTAATGATATCACCAACTTCTAAATTAGAAACTGGGGTAACATAACGATTAAAGTCAACTTTTGTAATTTCAGAATGAGTTTTCATTTGTCCCTTTCATTATCTTCTAGTGAATATTTCCATATTTGATCGCACTACTTTATCTTTTTCCAACTTATTCAATTCCAACTTAACAAGTACTTTATTTAAACTATTGATGTTATCAATAGTTGCTACTTCTTTACAACCATCAACTAATACATCAATACCCATATCTAATATAGATATTACAACTTTAATTTGATGAATCTTATTCATTCGGATAAACCTTCTATCCTGAGAAAGATCATAGTCAATACCTTGGGAATTCTTTCTAATAGCAGTAATCTTAACTAAAGAAGTGATCAATTCTAATTCTTCATTAGTATCATAATTTGTACAAATAGTATCAAATGACAATTTAATTACTTCTTGAGATTTTCTTCTTGATAGATTTTTAACATCACTAAGATTTACTTTAACAAAACCACTTCTTTCAACTTTTGGTTGAGGAATATGGTTATTGACACTGTAATCAATATTAGTAATGTCATTAAGATTAACTTTTGTAAATAATGCTGTATTTGTCATTGTTATCTCCTTTCTATGAGATAAGATTATTTGGGCTAATATAACTTGAATTATTCAACACTTTGGCATTTCGTTTTCGTTGAGGACCAAATACACGATTTGAATAATCTGTACCATCTGGATAAACTATTTGTTTACCATTGTTTTTCATATCAATCAAATACATAAATCGCAATAACTGATGACAATCAATTTCATTACCCTTATCAGTCAAAGCAATCATTATAGTTTCGTAACCAGTAAACTCATACTTAAAATTACTTACTGTCCCATAATTAATTGAACCATTTTCTATTTCTAAGCCCAACAATTTAGCACGAATAGCGTCATCATTATTATCAACATTATTATCAACATTAAAATTACTCATTGCTATCTCCTTTGTTAATTAATTAATTAAATAATTACTTATTTCGTCATAGAATTATCCGACGAGATCAGTTTATCAGGGGGGAAATAGATAATTGAAAGTTATTTGAAAATTCATTAAACTGATATTAAGGTCGCAGAAAACTGTTAAATAAGATCATAAGCGAGATCGTATTAAATTTGAGATCTATCCGTTAAAAAAAAAGGAGATCTATGTGCGTAATTAGTGAGTTCATAGATCGTCAAATGATTCAACAAAGGCTAAACATTATTAAAATGTTTATGAACTCCACGCTTTTTTTACTATTATTCTACGAAATTTAGTATATATTTTTTCTCAATACACAAGGTAGAGTATAATTCCAAATTTCCAACCGATTTACGATTTATCAACGATCTTGGCATTCTCTTCAATAAAGGACATCATTGTTCCAGTATATTTCATACGACCAAGATGACCTAAAGTAATAGCAGGATCTACCCAAACTTTTCCACCAATATTCTGCCAATATCTACAAAAGCCATAGTCTTCAGATAAGAATCTATTTTTATGGGCATCAATATAAGAATTAAAAAATGCGTATGTCCACGGTTTTTCATTTTTAGCAAGAGAGCCAGTATCATCATCATACTTTAATTCAGGGTGGGCTTCTATAAGCTTTAAAAATGTTTCTCTTTTTATAAGCATAAAACCAGTGCCAGCATCAAATATTTCAATTGCCCCGTTTTCAACATTTAAAGTAGTTTGATCCTTAACTGGGTTAACAACAAATCTAACACTCTTAGCCGCAAGTTCTTCAACAGCAACTCCGTCTTTTACATTCTTAGCGACTTTTTCCCAATCAATTGATTTAATAGGATAAGCAGCAGTCATTACTTCTTTATCATGCCATAGCAATTTTATAATGTCTTCAGGTTCCCAGGAGATATCAGCATCAATAAACATCATGTGAGTAAATTGTTCATTACCCATAAATTTAGCCGACATATTGTTCCTAGCACGATTGATCAATGAATCAGTGATAGTTGCTACTGCAAACTTCATGCTATGATCTCTAAAATACATTAGAGTCTTAATTAGACTCATCATTGTTGGTTCTGATATTTGCTGATCGTAGCAAGGAATAGCAAAAAGAACATTCCATTTTGCCAATTGATCTTGATTAATTTCTATTGATTGTGTTTCAAAAAGTCCCATGCCTATAGTATACATAAAAAAAAGGGCTGAGATTGCTCCCAGCCCTTTTTTTATTTTAATATTACTTATTTTTTACAAGAGTCTTGACACTCTTAATATCTTTTGATTTTACAACCTTATCGGGGACCAAAGCGGTCTCTATTTCTGACGATACTGGCACTCTAAAATAGAGAGTTTCAGTTTCTTTATTGTAATGAATTTCAACGCTTACATTAATCTTACGAGCTTGGGCACGAATTCTCTGTTGCATTGAATTGTATTTCTTACCAGCTTGAACACCCTCAATTGAATAAGGCTTTCCACTTTGACTAGATAGGTTCAAGGTATCAATAATCATTTGCAATTCAGCAGATGTACGACCACTTCTTGAGATTACTGGGAATGAACTTGCTTCTTTAATTTGCATTTTCTCTCGTTTCTATATTGGTTTTGAATAACGCCTATCGGCTTGACATACAACTTATCAGTAACTTTACTAGAAACAACCTTCGTCTATAAATATTTTATTAAATATTTTTCAGAGAGGATCTTCTGATTGAATCTAATTGCGCAATTAAAACAGCATTTTGCAATGTCAATTCAGACACTTTATCACTCATAATTTTAAGAACTAACTGTATATCTACCGTATCCTTATCCATTAAATGTTCTCCATCCATACACCCACCTCCTCTACTGGAATTTGTGTTTTATTAAAACCTGGCACATATGCATTCATATCACGATTATATACCGTCACTGTACCATAATCCTCAAAATCTTCACCATCTGGGGCATCAATACCTAATATTTCTATTTCAACTTCTTGTTCAACACCCATATTTTGCACAGAATTAAATACCGACCCAGCAAGAGCATCAGCTAAGTCTTTAGATCCAGAATTAGGGTGATCTATTTTATTGTTACTAAATAATCTTAACTTTAATAATTCTTCTTCAACAAGAACATGATTCCAATACCCACGAAGCCTTGTGTCATAAATAGATGTCATCAATGTATCATAATCAGTTTTCTTAACGCTGTGAAAGTCTGCATTAATGCCTTGAGCTTTTAAGCTTTGAATCATTTCAATAGATTGCCATCTATCAAAAGTAACTTTAGCAACATCAAACCTTCTACAGAGATCAACAATAAGCTGTCTCACAGAAGCAAAGTTAATTTCTTTACCAGGTTCAGCCTTCCAGGAATGTATTAAATCAACATTAATAACTGGCAGCCTTTCAACACCCATTGATGTAACTATTTCTTTAAATCCAGAACAATGCGTCATACATAATGCTGTTCTATCTCTTTTAAAACCTAAGTCTATATGAATAAATCTTTGATGACCATCAGTATTATTAAACCACGGCTTATATCTACCTTCTTCATCCATAGGGTCATCTGAATATATAAAAGCTTTTCTTACTAATTCTTCATCTCTAAAGTAAGCATCTTCCATTGTTGGAGGTTCACATTCAAAACGAGATGCTGCTTCAATTGGATTTCTAATATACTCAGATTCTAATTGCTCTCTTTTAATTGTTGGATTAACTTCCCATGTTGCTGCTTTAATTGACCAAGTTTTAGGTTCATTCTTTTCTCTAGAGCTGAAATATCTCTGCTGAATAAAGTCACCTTTATAGCGGGGGAATGACAATAGAATAACCTTACCAATTTCTGGAAACCGTGACATTACGGATAGCTTACTCATGTTATAAATTGCAGATGCTGATCCTTTTGATCTCACTTCACCTTTCAATTCGCTATCTGTTTTAAATGCAGATATCTCATCAAGAATAACTGTCATTACTTCATAACCTTCCCAACCTTCAGATTCAGAGTGACCAGAGAATAATCTTACAGGTCTGGAAAAGAAAAATATTTCTGATACTCTAGGTTCAAACCCCACATTATTAAAATAAGGAGATGATAGCAATAAGTTCTTTAATGGTTCAAAGAACACTCTCTGAGCTTGCTGAGCGTTTACAGCAAGGTTTAGAAGGTCAATATAAACACCGTGAGCTTTACCATAATAGCCAAGAGGATCTCTTAAGCAATGTAATAGATATACGGTATACGCCATAGATATTCTGGCACAATGGTCTTTACCAGATCCTTTGCCGAGCATACAAATCACTTCATTGTCTGTGTATTTCTTGTAAATCTCTTTTCCCTTTTCTTCGCCATATAATTTTATTAAAGTGTGTTCTTTGAATATCTGTGTGCTATGCTTTACAATCTCCAACTGAATCTCAGATAGAGGGGGGAGACCGAGATAGTGTTTATCTTGAACAAAAGTTTCAATAGAAACAGGTTCTTCCATAAATTCATCTTGGCGCAATAATCTATCAAAATCATTAAATTCAAGATTGATACCTAAGAAATCAGACATGTTTCTATACTACCCTATAGGCGTTTTGAAAAGATCTCAAATTATGAGCCCTATAGGCTTTTTTAAAAGATCTCAAATTATGATCTCTATAGGCGTTTTCAAAAGATCTCAAATTATGAGCCCTGTTCTTCATCTTCTTCTACCGTGAATGCAGTGTTGGTTACAATGTCAGTGTGTTTTCCTGTCATAATCTCAAAAGCAATTTCAAGCTCCTTGCGAACTTCCTCGGCAATAGATGGATGCTTTGAGATAACATCTCTTAATATTTTTGATAAAATTTGATTAACATTCTCAGCCTTCTGCATTCTGGCAATATATTCACCATCTGTTTGATTCCCACCCATAAGCTTATGGAGTTGAGCTTTCTTAGTAGCGAGATCCCCAGCCAGCTTGATTGCCTGAATTCTGGCAGCAACCATGCCGTTATCTGTTGCTATATTAATTGTTTCCCAAGCTTCCTTGCTTAATTCATCAAATTCAGTAAGAGCTTTAATTGTATTAAATTGTACTTTTTCAAGAAAAAACGGGTCTTCCTCAATAGTTTGATTTAATATTAACTTATATTCATCAATGTACTCTTTAACATCATTAATCGGCAATGTCATGAGTGAAGATATTTCCCTCATTGAATAACCTTTTACATGCAAAAGACCAACTTGTTCAACATCTCTAATTTTCTCTACTAAACTTTTTTGTTTAACATGTTCAATATTTGACATAATCTATCTACATAGTCCTTTGTTACTTTGTCCCAAGTCATATTCTCATTTATGTACTTAGCACCTTCTAATGTCTTATTTGAGACAGCATCATAGTTTTTAACTACATATAACATTTTATCACACAAATCATCAAAACTTGGCTCTGCCCACTCCCCAGTATCTTTATATACACCATCCATGTTCTTGCTAGACCATTTGTAATCTAAAGGTACAGACATTTCTGCATACTCCTCGCAGGCAGTAGCGTTAGTGCAGATCGTTGGAATACCTTTTGCTATTGCCTGAAATGGTATCAGCCCCCATCCTTCGCCACTTGTTGGGTATAGTAAGCAGTCTGCTTCATCGTATAGCGCAGAAAGAAGGCTTTCGCTTAATTTCCAATCTATAACTTCAATACGAGGGTGCCCGTGAATAGATGACTGATCGCTCGTACCTTTATGAAAGCGAGCGTCTGGAGATCCATTAGATTTGTAAATTAGTTTATAATTTTCATCACGACCAAAAAGATGCATGAACGCATCAACAGACATTTGAGAATTCTTCCTCGTTGAAGGAGACCCCATGCTTAGGAATGTAAACGGCTTATGAGGTTTCCTCTTATAAGGGTAGTAAAGATCTGGATTAACCCCCAAATTAAAGGCATACACTGGCTTGGTCACACCAGAGTTTATAAATACATTTTTCATAAACTCAGATGTAGTCCAAATCTCATCCATCTTGTTCATTCCATCAACGCTGTCATCGCTTATACGATTGGTTTCCCAATATGTAAAGCCAATTGAATACTCAGAACCAATAACATAATATTCAGGGAGTGTATTGTTAATCACAACGGGATTAGTAAATTTAGTATTCCTTAATGAATACCCAACGCCAGGAATCTCTGGAGCAAGATGCTCAACATATGTCTTGGAAACCAATCCATTTTTGAATAACGCTTCATATATAGGATAGGCAGCATCAGCATACCCAGTGCCCGCCACATGGGAGCCTGCATCATTCCACTCTACTTTACTCATCTACAGAAAAAGCAATTTTCTTTCCTGCACTTTCAGCAGCTGATCTTAATTTAGGCAATGGTAGTCCGTGAACTTTTGTATACTCAACTCTGTAATTATACCAACCTTCAACTGCTCGCCAAATGCTTGCATCGGTAGTATCTGCTAACTCCTGAAGATCCTCTGTTGTCAGAAGGAAGCTGAGAACACCCAATGGCATATACACAACAACATCATAATTCTCGCCTTTATCTTTTGAATACTTTTCCAATATCTCCTGATAGTGCCGAACCATTCCTTCAACTGGCGTACCAGTAAAGAAATCAACATTACCGTAAATATTTCTCTCCCGAGGGCATACATCATCAACTCCAACGAATGCTCCGTAGCTTCTGCAAACTAGCGGTCTAAAGCCATAAATAGTACAACCGCCTTTATAGAAAGCACACTTACGAGTTGTTTCACCCCCGAATTTAAGATCTTTATCATGCATTGCATCTTTTAAGGAATCAATAACAGACTTAAGCCATTCATCCGCATGCTCCTGACCTTTATCTTCTAAGTACAAATAAAATTGTTGAGTTAAATTGAAAGCAATGTTCGCACATTCTGCCATTGGAATTGTTAATCCAATAGTGCAACAATGACCCGAGCCCAAACACTTATACTTAGTCTTATTCTGATTCGCCTCAATTACCCGAGCTTGATTATATACAATATTCAACTCAGCAAATAAACCTAAATCTCCTGCCGTAATACTTCTTTGCATTATCTACCCATACCTTTCTTTTTCATATCTCGTTGTTTTCTCAATTCACGCTTCCTACGCTCAGCCGCTTGTTGCATAGGAGACTTTGGTTTCTTAGAAGTTACAGCAAGGTTTCTTCCCTTACCTCTAAATTTTAATAAATCATATTTCTTACACCAGTTATACAAACCTTGTGGTGTTATTTCAATGTTGTAAGTTTGTTTTAGTAACTTAACAACATCAGTTAAATTCATTCTCTTCTTGACATAGTGCTCGTACAGCCAAGACTTATCCTTGTACGGCTCAAGAGCCATGAGAAACCGCCATGAGATAATACCAAAGACCAATGCCTACTGCATCAACAATATCATCATCTGCTAAATCTTCATTTGACATATGGAAGTATTCTATCACAATTTGCCGAACACGATCTTTTCTTTCTTTCTTTTTCTTTGCTTCCGTATTCAATTCTATCTTATCATTCTTGGATATATTCTTATACCCAATGCCCCGTTTCCACAAAATTGGGTTAATATCAATTACTTTGAAACAGTAAGTCTGAACAATTCCCCAGGTGTAACCGATTATGTAAGATATAACACGGCTTGTTTGGAAGTTTTGAATGTAAACTGATTGTTCAATTACACAAACAGATGGGTTATGTTCCTTGCATATTTCTTTAATGCCAGAATTAATCTCATTAAATTTAATTGAAATATCATTAGTTTTTGTAAACTTTATTTTACCGCAATCTACTAATTTAAGACCGCTACTAAAATCAATAACTGCCCACCCTAAAGAGTGAGATGACGGGTCTATTGATAACACCTTGCTATCGTTCTTGTGTACAATATTCTTAAGGTTCATTACATACCATCTCGCACTTTGGTCTCATCCCAACCCCAGCCGACTAATCGTTGAACAAACCTTTCTCGTTTGCATTTTTCACAAATCAATTCTTTATTGTATACAGAAAGAACCACAGTGCATGTTTTTGTCTTACAAATTCTTTTTTTGTTTTTATTAGCTTTTTTTTCGTAATAATTTGCTAATAACTTTTTGTTAGTAATAATCTTTCTGCACTCAGCAGAGCAATAAATACTATTATAAACTTTTGCTATAAATTGTTTTGCGCAATCTGGATTGCTACAAATTCTTTTTTCTTCATTAACCACTTTCTCCCCAGCATAAAGCAGCAACATTACAATCAGAACAATGCTTAGATGTTCTCTTGTATGGTCTGTCGGGGATGTCACCGCTTGTGTAACTCCCATAAATAGTTCTATATTTCTTAAATAATTTATCAATATAGTCTTGATCTTTTTTTATAAAAATAGGCAGAATTTCTTGATTATTCTTACATTCATAAATAACAAAACCGCTATCAAGATTTAAACATTCCATATAGATTTGCGCTTGCCTATAGTGCTCATCCTTTGGTTTGTTATGAAGCTTCCTGTAATGAAAGCCCTCGGAGCTAATTGATTTTAATTCAATCAATTTTTCCCCGTACCAATTGATAATACCGTCAGCTGTGCCTTCAATTGGTGGTGATGAATACGATACTGGGATTTCCTCTTGAACAAGGATGCCCATGTCTCTAAAGTATTTATAAATCCTGTCGTGAACTGCATGACCATTATCAAATATACGATAAGTTTGCGGTCTGAAGTCTGGCGTAACGCTCACTCCACTGAACAAATAATTCCAGTACCTCGGGCATTGGTTTGTATAGCTTGGATGAAAACCATTCACTTTTTTAAATTCAGGTTGATTGCGCTCTGCCAACGAATCATCAATTGCTTTGGATAGACTATCTACTAAATCTGCGTCTGAGAACTCCTCAGCAACAATTGCAATCTTTTTTGGTTGTTTAAGCACCTTCAATGATTTCATTAATATCCGCCTTTCCCAGCGAGTTTTAGAGCATTTATGTTTTCCGCTAATGCTTCATACATTGTTTTCCATATGTCATTAACAAATTTGTCTTGATCATTCATAACAGCAGACTTTCTTTTAAAAGCTTGCGATTTTACAATCATTAGTGTTCTATACGCTGCTAATATATTAGCATACTTGACAGCCTGCATTCCTAAATAGTGATCAGGATTTTCAATTATATCTTCAACTATACGAAGACATTCCATGAATTCTTCTGCTTTATCACCCATTTGCTCCAATAGCATCTCTTTATTAATTATGATATCAGCCATATTATTTCTTCCTTAAATCTTCAGTAACAACCATAGCCTGTTTCATTTCATTCTCTTCACGGTAAAGTGCAAGAGCAATAATTGCGTATGATGCAAGGTCTATAAGGGAATCCTCAACGCCTTCATTAACTAATTTACTCCCCTTAGCGGCACTTTGCAGGCGAATTACTTTATCATTTGCTCGGATTAATGTACCAACCCAGCCTGGAACGCCCCAGTCAACTGACGCACGAACATTGGCAAGAGGATCACTCGCAGTGCCATAGTCCTGCCCTTTCTTTGTGTGGAGCGCTCGTAGCTCCTCTAAGATCTGAAAGAACATTGGGTTCCCGTACTGATTCATGCTTCTACCTTCTTTCTTTGAATTCCGACCATCCAGAACAATATATACAATCCGATATATCCATCATCATGCCCAATGCCAAAACCAATTGATTTATAACCAGACAACTTGTCACAAAATAAACTATATTTATATTTTTTACTCATACTCGCTTCCTTTCACCAGCTCTTGGAACACTTCCCAGTCTATTATAGCAACC